TGGACGCAATAAACTTACTCGATTATCTCAAAAAAAAGATAGCTCAAAAGCGTGACGATATAAAAGTTGCGATGGAGACTGGTAACATTCCTAGTTTTGACGAATACAAATTCTGTGTTGGTCAGATTAGGGGGTTGGCTTTTGTTGAGGATGAAATCAGGAGAGTATTAAAAAATAGTGAGGAAGCAGATGAGTAAAAAACTCTATGTGCCTGATCATGTAGCTGAAAAAGCTATAAAAGCAGGCTTTCGAGACAATCAGCCTAAAAGTAAAAATGAAGATGATCCATCTGAAATGGAGACTTCTACATTAGAAAGACTACCGCAACCTACTGGCTATAGAATGTTAATCATTCCGTATTACCCAAGTGAGAAAACAAAGAGCGGTTTATATATTCCAGACCAAGTTAGAGACAGAGAGGCATTTGCAACAGTAGCTGCATATGTTGTTAAGCTAGGTCCAGATGCTTATAAGGACTCCCAGAAGTTCCCAACTGGTAACTGGTGTTCTGAGAAAGACTGGGTTCTTATAGGAAGGTATGCGGGAAATCGCTTTAAAGTGGAAGGATTAGAGGTTCGTATCATAAATGATGATAATATTATAGCAACTATCCTTGACCCCAAAGATATTTCGTATGTATAAGTTAATAGAGGAGAAGAAGTTTCATGCAGGCAGAAGCTCAACAACAAGAAATTGAAGAAACAACATCTGTAGAGTTGGAGGATACCTCTACTGAAGAAGTTGTGGAAAATTCTAAAGAAGTAGAATTACAAGAAGATGATACAACCCGAACAAATGTTCAGGATGATGAAGAAGAACTTGATCAATACAGTGAGGGTGTTCAAAAAAGAATTAACAAATTAACCGCTGCTCGTAGAAAAGCTGAAGAGGAGGCTGCTGCTGCTGTTCAGTATATTCAACAGATGCAGAACGAAAACGAAAATATAAAGCAGCGTCTAAAAACAATAGATAAAGGTTATGTTTCTGAATATGAGGGGCGTATTACTTCTCAAGAGGCTCAAGCCAAACGTGCTTTAGCAGAGGCTCACGAGGCAGGTGATTATGAAAAAGTAGCAGATGCACAATCTGCAATAGCTCAAATCGCCATTGAAAAAGAACGCTTGAGGCTTCAAAAGGCTAGATCAGAACAAGATGCGCAGCAAGTTGAAGTGCCACAACAGGCACAACCACAAGCACAACCACAGCCGCAACAGGAAAGAGATCCTAAATTAGAGGCTTGGTTATCTAAAAATACATGGTTCGGCAAAGACAGTATAATGACAGGAGCGGCTCGTGCATTGCATGAAACTCTTGTTGCAGAAGAGGGTTTTGATCCTCGTACTGACGAATACTACGCAGAGATTGATAAACGTATGCGTAGAGAATTGCCTAATAAGTTTCAGGGTGACAAGAAAAACGTCCAGTCTGTCACACCTGCAGGGAGCGGTACACGTTCTTTAAAATCAGGGCGGAAAAAATCTGTAGAACTTAACCCCGGTCAAGTGGCTTTAGCTCAGAAGTTAAACATACCTCTGGAAAAATATGCGGCTGAAGTGGCAAAACTGGAAAATCGGAGAGACTGATATGGCTGATCGTACTTCACGCGACACACAAACGCGGGAGCGCCAAGAGCGCAAAGTTTGGAGACCCGGTACAGCTTTAGAAGCACCGGAAGCCCCTTTAGGGTACACACATCGTTGGATTCGTGAATCCGTGATGGAATTTGATGATAAAACTAACGTCCATAAAAGACGGCAAGAAGGATATGAACTTGTTCGCGCAGAAGAATATCCAGAATACGCAGGACCAGTAGTAGATGAGGGACGCAACGCAGGCATCATTGGTGTTGGCGGACTCGTACTTGCAAGAATCCCCAAAGAACTGGCTGATCAACGTAATGAACACTACCAAGGGGTTACTAAAAACCAAATGGAAGCTGTTGATCGCGATTGGATGCGCGAAAATAACCCCGCGATGCCAAAAATGGCACCGCAGCGTAAATCATCGGTTAGCTTCGGCTCACCCAAAAACTCTGAAGGATAAAGTAAATGGCAAATCAAGACGCCTCTTTTGGCCTTCGTCCGGTTCGTACAAGTATAAGTTCACAACAACAAAACCGCTATAGAATTGCTTCAGGCTATTCTACTGCTATTTTCCAAGGCGATATGGTCGCTATGGTAACTGGTGGTGGCATTGAGCGTGTTGCAGCAGGTGGATCAGGGTTTATCCTTGGTGTGTTTAATGGTTGTTTTTATACAGATCCGACAACGAACAAGCCAACCTTTTCAAATAGCTACCCCGGTAGCATAGCAGCATCCGACATTATGGCTAATGTCATTGATGATCCGGGTGCTACATTCGAAATTCAAGCTGATGCTGCTTTTCCAGTAGCTGATTTAGCGGGTAATTTCGACATTGTTGATCAATCTCCTGTAGGTGATACCACATCTGGTACATCTCGTTTGGAGCTTGATGTAACAACTGGTGCAACAACAGCAACATTGCCGTTGAAAGCCATTGATATTTCTCAAGATCCTGAGAACAGCGATGTTTCGTCTGCGAACACTAATGTGGTCGTGAAAATCAACAACCATTTGTTCAGTGGTGGAACCACTGGCTTGGCATAAGGAGATTGAGTTATGGCTATTTCTCGTTCACAACTCGTCAAAGAACTTGAGCCGGGCCTAAATGCTTTATTTGGCATGGAGTACGATAGGTACGAAAATCAACACGCAGAGATCTATGATACTGAAACATCAGATCGCGCCTTTGAAGAAGAGGTAATGCTTGTCGGTTTTGGAAATGCTCCAACTAAAGCTGAAGGTTCTGGCGTTGAGTTTGACAACGCAAATGAAGCGTATACTGCTCGTTATACACACGAGACAGTTGCACTTGCATTCGCTCTAACTGAAGAAGCTGTTGAGGACAATCTTTATGATCGTCTTGGCGCTCGATATACTCGTGCGTTGGCTCGCTCAATGGCTCACACTAAGCAGGTCAAAGCCTCTGCTACATTAAACAATGCGTTTGATAGTAGTTTTACAGGCGGTGACGGCAAAGAGCTTTGTGCTACTGACCACCCACTATCTGGTGGTGGCACATTCCGCAATGAGCCTTCAACTGCTGCAGATCTCAACGAAACTTCACTTGAGAATGCTCTTATTGACATCTCAACATTCGTTGATGAGCGAAACATGATCATTGCTCTTCGTGGCACCAAATTGATTATTCCACCACAACTGCAATTCGTTGCAGATCGTTTGTTGGAATCAACAATGCGTGTTGGCACTGCAGACAATGACATCAACGCAATTCGCAACATGGGTATGTTACCAGAAGGTTACACTGTTAACCATTTCTTGACAGACCCAGATGCGTTCTTCATTAAAACAGACGCTCCAAATGGCTTTAAGCACTTTGAGCGTTCTCCAATGAGAACAAATATGGAAGCAGATTTTGACACAGGAAACATGAGATTCAAGGCTCGTGAGCGTTACAGCTTTGGCTTTAGCGACCCACGTTGCGTTTTTGGTTCACCTGGAGCATAATTTGTGTTAACATAGGGCACGAACATTTTTCATGTTTTTGCTCCTTAAACTTGGAGGCGGCGCGAGTCGCCTCTTTCTTTTTGTTAAATATGTGGTATTGTGTGTTTATTCCTGACAGCGGCATGAGGCTGCTGACATAACCCAAGACAGGAGATTGACATGGGTACTACTACTTTTTCTGGCCCTATAAAGGCAGGAACAATTAAAAATACAACAGGAACAACTCTTGGTTCAGATATCAAGAACACTGGTCAAGTTGTTATGGCACAAACATTTTCAGTAGATTTATCTGGTGGAGCGGTGGCTGCACAAGTTACTGACGTTGTAATTCCTGCAAATTCTCAAATTATTGACTGTGTTATTGATATTATCACAGCGGCTAATGCCTCAACAAACTTGAGTGTTGGTGATACCGTAGGTGGCGCGGCAACTATTTTGAACACGTTTGCAAGTGGAACAGATGCGGGACGCAAATACCCGACTACACAAGCAGGTGCGGCGTTAGCATGGCAAGATACAGGAACAGCGGATATTCGTTTGACTGTCACTGGTTCTGCTGCAACAAATGCAGGTTTGGTTCGCTTTACAATTCTGTATCAGCAAAACAATAACCTAGCGTAATAGGAGGCTAGTATGGCAGGTCCAGTACAAGCATTTAATTTTACGCAAGGAAGTGCTGCGGCTGTTGTTGGCCCCGCACGTTCACGCATCCGCCAAGTTGTAATATTTGCAGATGCGGCAGGAGCGTTTACAATTAAAGATGGAAGCGGTTCAGGTGCTACGTTACTTACGCAAACATTTCCAACAGGTTATCATCAAATAAACATTCCAGATGATGGAATACTTGCTACAAGTGGTGCGTTTGTTAGTGCGTTTACAGGAAGCAGCAATCAACTGACGCTCTTTCTGTCTTAAAGGTGTAATATGGCTCGTAAAAGAGACAAAATGCCTGCAAGAAACAAAAAGAATTTCCGCTCCACTAAATCTGGAGCGGGAATGACTAAAGCGGGTGTTGCTGCTTACAGGCGTAAAAACCCAGGATCTAAGTTAAAAACGGCGGTTACTGGTAAAGTAAAGCCTGGAAGTAAGGCTG